CTATGACGTTATCGTCGGCAGCGACATAGAGGCAGAATGGTTTGGCGGCATTTCGCCCAAGCCGTTTATTGACGCACTCAAGGGCATGACCGGCGACGTTCATTTGCGGATCAACTCGCCAGGCGGTGACGTGTTCGGCGCGAACGCAATGGCGCAGGCGATGCGGGAATACAAGAACGGCCAGATCGTTGCGCATGTCGATGGCATTGCGGCGTCTGCCGCTTCCGTGCTGGCGATCACTGCCGACCAAACCGTTATGGCACCGGGCTCGCTGATGATGATCCACAATGCGTGGACGATGGCTGCCGGTGATCGGCACGATTTTCTAGACACCGCTTCGATCCTTGAAAAGGTCGATGGCATGCTTTCGCAAGGCTACGCCGCAAAGAGCGGTGGCAACGCAAATGCGTTTGCCGTGATGATGGACGCCGAGACATGGTTCACGCCAGAGGAGGCCGTCGCCGCCGGGCTGGCGAACTCCGTGGCAGAGGCGACACCGTCTGCCAAGGCTTCGGCGGCTTGGGATTTAAGCGCCTTCACGAACGCGCCCAAGGCTGTCGTGGGCGTCCCGACTGTGATCCGCACCACGACGGTTACGGAAACGTCGGAAGTCTGCACCGAGGTTGAGACTGAAACCGTTGAGGTCATGTCGGGCGATCCGTCAATGGCACCGGAAGACTATAATCAAAAGGAAATTGAGAACCGCCAGCGGCGTCATGCCGCCCGGTTACTCGAAGCTGCTGCCTAGCGCACGCGCGCTGAGACAGACCTCTGGGCCAGGGCGTGGCCCAAATGCTCTCAAAGGAGACCCTAATGAGCATCCAGAACTTGCGTGAACAGCGCGCGGCCAAGGCCAAGTCGCTGAGTGAAATTGTTTCTAAGGCCGATTGGAAGCCTGAAGTAGACCAGCCGATCTATGACGCTGGCATGCTTGAGATCGACGCCATCGACGCCCAGATCAAGCGCGTCAATGACGTGAACGCCAAGGTCGCCGAGGACGCCCTCAAGGACAACGTGATCGTTGCTGCCGAGCGTATCGGCAAGGACAAGAAGTCACGCGACAACGAGCTCTATGCCAAGTGGCTTCGCGGTGGTGACAACGCCATTAGCAACGACGATTGGTCCTATATCAAGAACACCATGTCCACGACCACGGTTGGCGAAGGCGGGTATACCGTCCAGAGCAACGTGGCGGCCACGCTGATCGACGCTCTCAAAGAGTTCGGCGGCATGCGTGCAACCTCGACCATCCTTCAGACCGCGCAGGGCAATCCCCTGTCCTTCCCGACCTCGGACGGCACGGCGGAAGTTGGCGAGTGGATCGCGCAGAACGTCACCGCAACCGGTGCCGATCCTTCGTTTGGCACTGTCGCGTTGAACGTGTTCAAGGCTTCGTCCAAGATTGTTGCGGTTCCGTATGAACTGCTTCAGGACAGCACCATCGACATTGAAGCCTTCGTTGCTGGCCGCCTTGCGGCTCGCCTCGGTCGCATCACCAACACCGGCTATACGGTCGGCACCGGCTCGGGCCAGCCGAACGGCATCGTGACCGCCGCCTCTACCGGCGTGACCGCTGCGAACTCTAGCTCGCAGGTTACTGCGATCACCTACGACAGCATCATTGACCTGATCCACTCGGTTGATCCTGCTTATCGCGCCCGCCGCTGCACGTTTATGATGAACGACGCATCGGTCAAGGTGATCCGCAAGGTTAAGGACGGGCAGTCTCGTCCGCTCTTTGTGCCTGGTTACGAAGTCGGAGTCCCCGGCGGTGCACCGGATACCCTTTGCGGTTATCCGATCGTCGTGAACCAGGACGTTGCCGTCATGGCCGCAAGTGCCAAGTCGATGGTGTTCGGCGACCTTGCTTCGTACTACATCCGCGATGCTATGGAAGTGACCCTCGTCCGCTTCACGGACAGCGCCTACACGAAGCTCGGTCAGGTCGGGTTCCTCGGCTGGATGCGTACCGGCGGAAACCTCCTCGACACTGCGGCTGTGAAGCTCTTTGTCAACGCCGCTTCCTAAATTCAACAACACAGAACGGGCGGCACAAATTGCCGCCCGTATCCTTTCACAGGACATGATCTAAATGGCAAAGACACCGACCACAAAGGCCGCGCCTGACACTGTATCGGTGCGCCTCAAATGTATCTACAGCGGGTTCCCCGGCAATCCCGGCCCCGGTGACATAGTTGCAGTCGATCAGGACGAAGCCAAGCGGCTCGTCAGCCTGGGCGCAGCCGACGAGATCAGGGACCGCTGACAATGCTTGCACCCGTCCGCACCGTAGACGCTTCCGCCACGATTGTTACTCTGTCAGAGGCGAAGCTACATTGTCGGGTGGACGGCAATGACGAAGACACGCTGATCTCTAATCTAATTACAGCCGCAGTCTCTTACCTCGACGGCTATTCCGGCATCCTCGGGCGGGCGTTAACAACGCAGACGTGGCGTAATGCGGTTGCCTCTTGGCGATCTGATCTCGGTGCTGTCCGTGACTTATTACGACGTAAACAACACCCAGCAGACTCTGGTTGATACAGTCTACACCTCGCTGTCCGACACAAGTGGCCCATTCATTGGGCGCAAGGAAAATCAATCGTGGCCCGCGACCTACACACGGCCAGACGCTGTTCGCGTGACTTGGACCGCAGGCTACGGTGCCGCTGCTGCAAACGTCCCGATGCCGATCCGCCAGGCTGTTCTTCTCCTCGTCGGTCACTGGTACGAAAACCGCGCAACCGTCAACATCGGCAACATAACCAGCATTATTCCGTTTACGGTTGACGCTTTGATTGCGCCATTTCGTAGAAGTGCCATCTAGTGGACGCGGGCCGACTTGACCGCAGGATTGTCCTCACCCGGGCAACCTCGACCGTTAACGGTTTCAACGAGCCCGTCTATTCCTGGGCCACGCTGGCGACCGTCTGGGCGCAGATGGTGCCGGTTAACGACGCCGAGCGCATGCGGGCAGGCGAGACGCTGGCAAACATGCAGAACCGGTTCACAATCCGGTGGTCAACCACAACGGCGACCGTAGACCCCCGCGACCGGCTGACGTTTAACGGGCGCGAGTACGATATAAACGGCGTCAAGCTGATAGGCCGTAACGAGTACATTGAAGTCACCGCGACCGCTCGGGCGGAAACGCCATGAGCGTGATGGTTTCAGTTTCCGGGCTGCGGGAATTGGACCGGGCGCTGGGAATGCTCCCGAAGTCTACGGCTCGAAACGTCCTCAAGCGCACGCTCGATAAGGCAGCGCAGCCGATTGTTGCGGAGGCCAAGCGCCAAGTACCGGTGAAGACGGGAACACTGCGCGACAGCATCACCGCCTCAACGCGGATCAAGAACAAGACGGGAAGCGCAGAATTTGCTTCCGCTATGAAGGCTGGTCTTGGCAAGGCCGCCGCCCGGTCTGCACTTCTCGCTGCACGGCGGGCGAACAAAGGGCAGGGCTCATTCGCTGAAACCTATGTCGGCCCCGCTCGCGGCAAGGGCGTGATCCGTTACGCCCACATCGTGGAGTTTGGGAGCAATGACACAGCGCCGCATCCGTTCATGCGCCCGGCGTGGGATTCTACGAAAGACCAAGCCTTGAGCATCATCAAGGGGGAACTTGGCAACGAGATAATCAAAGCTGCGAGGCGCGTTGGCCGCAGCAAAAAGCAATCTTTGGCCGCAAAGCAAAGCGCGTCAATGGCGGCGCTCATGGCTTTTGAGGCGGGATACTAAATGGAAGAGGCGCTGATCGGCTACCTGATCGCCAGCACAACGCTGGCTGCGCTCATCGGCAGCGGTGCGAACGCGCGCATCCATTGGGTGAGATCGCCGCAGGGCATCGCCTCGCCTCGCGTGGTTCTCTACAAGATTTCCGGCCTGCGGGACATGACGCTGAACAGCGGCCCCACTGGATACGTTTCCAGCCGCGTACAGTGCGATTGCATTGGCACCAGCTATGGCAGCGCCAAGGCAGTCGCCCGCGCCCTAGAGGCCCGCCTGAGCGGCTACAGCGGCACGACCGGGGGTGTGCGCTTTGAAGGCGCGTTCCTCGTCGGCGAGCGCGACGATTTCTTCGACACGGACACGCCCGATAAGCTGTTCAGAACCAGCCTTGATTTTAACATTTGGACG